ACAAGAGCCTCATGGGCGAGTTTCTGCCGAACGTCCTCAAGAACAAGTACTCGCATCCGCATGAAGCCCTCCAGTACCTGATGGTTCGCATCTTCAAACCCGACTTGCGCCCGGATGCTCGGGATCCGGTATTGAATCTTCCCTACCGCGACCACTATAATCCTCTTGAAGGCACTGGATACGATCCCTTCTCCTGGCGCCCCGGAGGTGGCCGGAGCTGATGGCTGATTCAATCGTCCTCGAAAAAGAGAATAGCCTGCAGCTGGCGGAGCTCGCCAAGGAGCTGATCCGTCTCCTGGAGCTGCACCGGACCCGGCGCAAGCGGCATGAAGAACGCTGGCGGGAAGTGGCGGAATACATCTTGCCTGATCGGGAGATCTTACTTCTCGGGATTGACAAAAAAGGCATGAGCACGCATTCCAACGTCTACAACGACATCGGAACCCACTGTCTGCACGTCTGGGCCGATGGCATCCTGGGAAACACAGCCTCGCCGACTTCCCGGTGGGCGCGCTACAAGATGAGACAGCGGGAGTTGAACGAAATCAGCGAGGTTAAGCAGTACCTGCAGGATTATGAAGAGCAGATGTACGACGAATTTCAGGGCGGCGGCTTATACAAGGCGCTGGGTATCTTCCTTCGGGATCTGGGGAGCATCGGCACGGCAAGCTGTTTCCCGGGCGACCAGCCAGGCAAGCAGTATCCGTTCTACAAGGTGTTCCATCCGGTAGAGATCTTCATCGGGGAGAATGAGCAAGGGGAGATCGACATCGAGCTGCGCGAATACTACATCAGCTTGCGGAACTTGGTGAACTATTTCGGCGAAGAAGCTGTGGGTGAGAAGCGCGTCAAGCAGGCAGAGAAGAGTCCGCTCAGCGAGGTAAGATGTCTCTGGGCGCTGTTGCCGCGAGAAGAGCGGATCGAGGGCCTCCTGCACTATCTACACAAGCCGATCGCCTCCTTCTACGTGGACATCGAAATGAACAGGATGTTGCGCGAGGAAGGCTTCGACGAAATGCCCATCATCACCGCGCGCTGCATTCAGGACGGAGGCGAGGAATACGGCCGCTCTCCTGGCAGCAACGCGATTCGGGACACCAAGATGGCCAGCGGCATGAGCATGGCCACTATCCTGGGAGCCCAGCGTATGGTGGACCCGGCCATTGACGCGCCTATCGAGCGCCGCGGCCAAATCTCCAAGAATCCAGGCGCGTGGAACTGGTACGACAAACAGTATCCCGCCGGCAGCATCTATCCGATCCATCAGGGCATCCAACTGCCTGCGGGCTTCCAGCTCCTGGAGAGGCTCGAAGAAAATGTCAAGAGACACTATTTCTACGACATTTTTCTACGCCTGCTCATGGAGCGCAAACAGCAGACGGCAACCGAGATTGAAGAGGTTCTCGGCGAAAAGGCGATTATCCTGGCGCCCCTGGTCAATCAATACCTGACCGAGGGGCCTAAGCGGATCATCGAGCGGACGGCCTCTATTGCGGGTCGCGCGGGTCGGCTGCCGGCTGCCCCGCAGGTTCTGGTCGACTGGGTGGCGGACAACCCGCGGAAACTCAAGTATGGGATGGAGGTCGTCTTCATCGGCCCGCTGGCGGTAGCCCAGCAGCGGGTGTTCAAGCGGCATGGTATTGTGGGATTCCTCGAAGATCTGAGGATGGTGCCCTCGCAGGAAGCGGTTATGGACCGGCCCAAGCATGATGAGATTGTGGAGGACTTGGCCCACGCGCATGGCGTGCCGGAAAAGGACATCCGCACCGATGAGGAAGTGAGCAAGATCCGCGAGCAGCGGGTCAAGATCCAACAGGCCATGCAGCAGGCGGAGTTGGCCAAGGCCGGCGCGGAGGCGGGATCGAAGATGACCAAGCGCCCCGAATCCGGGAGCCCGCTGGAGGCGATGATGGCTGGCGGCGGAGGGGCAGCCGGATGATCTATCTTGGCAAGCAGTTGACGGAAACGGACATCGATCAGATGTACCACGTGCTGTTCGCTCAGAGCGCGGTAGGGCCGATCGTGCTCGCGCATTTCCTAGCGGAGGAGTGTCTGCTCTGGGACGAGATCGACCCCGAGCCCCAGCTGGTGGCCAAGCAGAATCTAGGCAAACGGCTCTTGAAACGGATCGGCGCGATCCGGGAGAGCAATCTATATGAGCTGACGCGGAGGCTGGTGGAAGCTACACCGCCGGCGCAGCTGAGGGAGTAAACGAAATGACTTACACGAACGCGGTAGCGGTGGTGATGGTCGAGGCCAACAAGCTCATCGACAAGCTGGAGCTCGAGACCTCCATCCCCAAGTCGGACCGGGATTTCCTGGCCGCCTATCAGACCAAACTCACTTCGGCGAGCACGCGGAAGGATGAGGACCTTCACTTTCTGGACGTCTTCTCGGTCTGGATGATCCAGCGGCACCGGATCACGGCGTAGGGGGTGCTATGTTCAAACACGTACATCTCCAGTGGTTCGCAGATCCACCTGCTGCGGCCTCTGCTCCGCCTGCGGTAGTTCCGCCGGCACCGACTCCGCCGGCAGTAGTGCCGCCGGCGCCCGAGCCCGAACTGAAGGCGGACGGTACCTTTCTCGCGCAGGCCCCGGACAAGTACAAGAAAGATCCGAAGTTCCTCAAGGACCTGCTGAAGCACAAGAGCTGGGGCGACGTGCTCGACCGCCTCTACACCGGCGAGCAGCAGTTGACGGAGCTGCAGGCGAAGTTGGCCGCGGCTCCGCAGAAGCCGGAGGAGTACGTTTTCGATGAGCTCAAGTTCCCGGAACACCTGGCGGGAGATGTGTTCGCCAAACACCGCGAGCAGTTGGGCGCCTACCTGAAGGCGAAGGACGAGGATCTGCGGGCCCTGGCGCTCAAGGCGGGCCTGAGCAAGGACGCAGCCAAGGTCGTCAGCGGATTCTTCCGCGAGGCGATCTTCGCCACGTCCAAGGCCACCCAGGACGACTACGCCAAGCAACGCGAGGCCGGTCTGACCGCGCTCAAGGCGGAGTGGAAGGGCGATTTCGCGGCACAGGAGGAAATCGCCCGCCGCGCTATCCTGACCTTCGGTGGCGAAGCACTGGTGGCAGAAATTGCGGGGGGCCCCGGGGGAGGCCTGGAAAACTCGCCGAATCTGATCAAGGCGTTCAACAAGATCGGCAAGGCCATCGGCGAGGGGCACCTGGTGCCGGGCAAGCCCGGGGTTGCGCAGCCCGCTCCCGAACAGAAACGGCGCGAGGAATTGAAGAAGCGCTACAACAAGAGTCCGGAACTCACGGGCGAAGTTGCTGCGGCAACCCCCAGCTCAGCCGAACAGGCGGCCCTGGACAACCTGCGCAAGCGCTATCCGAGCATGGGGAGGTAGACCATGAGCAGCGAACCGACGAAACAAGAGCGGGACTGGAAAGCCGAGAGCGACGCCAGGACTCTGGCCATGGCCGACGCGATCGGCAAAGATCCCGAGCGATTGAAGAAAGCGCAAGGCGCCGCCGGCCGATTGGTGAAAGACGCCAAGGAGCAGCAGGAGGAGCAGGAAGAAATGACCCAGGCGCTGGAACGACTTGCGCAGCGCCGCGAACGGAAGGCGAAGTACAAAGACCGCTACCCGAAAATGGATTGAGCCCATGACCACGGACGAGCTGGAGTACCTGGAGAAGGTGAAGATCCCGGAGTACGCGGGCTACGGCTGGATCAACGCGGCCGAGGACATGCGGAAACTGATCAACTTCTGCCGCAAACTTCTATCCGAGCGCTCGGAGGAGCCGAAGTGAAACACATCATCTTCTGCCTGCCCGGGGCCCCGACAGTGGTCGCCGCCATGAGCTGGGACGCTCTCGTCGCGGCAGCTTCCAAACCCGAACGCGGTCTGCGCCTGGAGGTCGTCCGCGGATACAACTCCAGCGTGACCCTCTGTCGTAACAACATCCTGGAGGAAGGCGTTACCGGACTCCGCAAGTCTGCAAAACCCTTCGGCGGCAGACCTTACGACTTCATGATGTGGATCGACAGCGACAGCGTCTACACGCCGGAGGATTTCTTTCGGCTGCTGGATGCGGACAAGGACATCATCACGGGCATGGTTCCGATGAATGCGGAGGGTGTCGGAGCCTTCGGGTTAGTCGAAGGCTCGCTGAGCAAATACGTGAACTTGCACGCCGTGGGCCAGGACGCGCCCATGAGTGACTTCCATTTCTGCGGCTTCGCCTTCCTGCTGGTGCGGCAGGGTGTGTTCGAAACCCTCGACTACCCCTGGTTCCAGGAAGTGCCCTACGAGGAAGACGGGCGGGTGATTCTGCCGGGAGAAGACTTCGACTGGTGCCGGCGCATCCGGGCGAAGGGCTTCAAGATCTGGGCCCATCCTGCGGTGCGCATCGGACACGACATTCGTATGGTAGTCCGCGTTCCTGGCCCACCCGTAGATGCCATCGACCAGTACGACGAGGCCTGGCGCCTCAGTCGGCCGGCCCTGGAAGCGCTCCGGGATCTTCTGGAGCAGAGGAAGCCTAAGAAAGTGCTGGAGATTGGACCCGGGGCCAGCTCCTTCGTGGTCCTGCCCTGGTGTCTGGCCAACGGAGCCGTCTATCAGGCGCTGGATCATCAGGGGCCGTACAGCGAGAAACATTTGGCGAATCTCAAAAAGGCGGGCCTACCGACCGATACAACCTTCGCTGTTGCCTTGGACCGGGAAGGCGCATGGTACTCACGGGTGCCTCTGGCGATCGATCAAGAGGTACCCTACGATTTGGTGATCGTGGACGGCCCAGTAACTGGGAGGGCGTGTCCGGCTGCTCTTGCCGCATACGAGCGCTGGGGGAATCCGCACACCATATGGGTTTTCGATGACACGAATCGGGAAGAGGAGTTTAAAGCCGCTATACATGTCGCCGGCAACAGGATGATACGGCGCATTCAAGACCCGCAATACCCGCGCACAACCATGATCCTGATTCCCTTGAAAGAACTTGACGAGCGGGGCGAGGCGGTAGATACTGTAGGTAGTACCGATGCGGAGGCCGTAGGCTCTACCGCATCAAAGGGGCAACCCGAAGCGAGAGTATAGCCAACCTGCGGCAGGTGCGTTTCTTCCGACCTGACTGGGAGGAGCGGAAGCGGCGGCCCATGGAAGACGATCTGTAGCAGACGGACGTTCCTCAAACTCGTTTTGAGGAGCAAGGCTATGAACTTCCTGAAACAGCTGGAGAGAGTCCACCTCCAGTGGTTCGCAGACGTGGACCTGGCAGGGAAAGTCACCCTGCTGGATCTGGCGCAGGAGACCCTCCCCGGCGGGGAGCGTTTCGTCCAGGTCGCCAAGATCTTGACCAAGGCAGTCCCTCCTTTCCAGGACGCGCACTGGGAGGAGGCCAACCAGTTCACCGGAGACATCTTCGGCCGCGACGCATACCTGCCCAACGGCGAGATGCGCTCCATCAACAACGGCATCGACGCCACCTCCGGCAAGACCGACCAACTCATCGAGCCGATCTCTCTGTATGAGGATCGCGGCATCGTAGACCAGGAGCTGGTGCTGATTGCGGAGAAGGCGAAGCCGGGCGGAGGCGTGGAGTTCCGGGCGCGCAAGGACGACCAGCACATCCGAGGCGGGGCCAACTGGCTCGGCGACAAGATGCTGTACGCGACGCGGGCTGTGGCCACACCCAACCACATCAACGGTTTCGCTACCAGAAGGGCCACGATCGCGGGCGGCAACATCTCGAATAACGGAGACGCCAGCTCCAACGCCGTGACTTCCGCTTACCTCCTGGGCTGGGGACCGGAGAAAGTCTGTTACCTGTACCCGCCGGGCGGGAAGACCGATCTCGTCAAGGAAGAGGACATCGGCAAGCAGCTCGTGATCGGCGCCAACAGCAAGCAGTTGCTGGCGTACGTGACCGAGTTCTACTACAGGTACGGCATCCGGGTCTTCGACGAGGCTTACTTGCAGAGACTGTGCAACATCGGCACCGGGGCGGCCAACCACATCGACATCAACAAGCTCATCGAGCTGTGGCATAACCTGCCCGACCCCGATGGCTCGGTGTTGTACGTGGGCAAGACCGGCCTAATCCAACTGGAGCAGGAGGCCAAGACCGCGGGCGAGCACATCCTGCGGTGGGTAAAGCTGGACTCGGGAGGTAGCGTGCTGATGTTCAAGGGCATCACTCCCGTGCGGAAATGGCTGTCCATCAAGGACACCGAAGCCGTGGTGGTGTAAGGAGGAATTATGAGTGACGCATACCTGTATTTCACCGCGGAGACGGGCGACCTCGTGACGAGCAGCGCGAGCCTGAGCAAGGTGCTGAAGGAATCGCAGATCAACGAGCCGGGCAAAGGCCACCAGAAGTTCATCGAGGTGATGACCGATGGTCTGTTCACTAGCTCGGCGCAGGTATATTCACTGTACCTGAAGACAGGCAACACGAGCCCGGGCGAAACCAAGGTGGGGGAGTTGTTTTCGGCCCTCACCGGGGCTAGGTTGTCGCTGGCGACAACGCCGGAACAGATCGTGGTAGCCAAAGTGCCGTTGCCCTCCATAGGGCTGCTGGACTACATCTCGCTGTACTTCTACGCCCAGACGGCGAACACGACCGGGAAACTGACGGCGCGCATCCTGCTGAACTAGAGGGCGGGTGCAAACCGCGGGGAAGAGAATTGAGGGCCAGCTGGAAACGGCTGGCCCTTTGTCCATGGGGGCTGAATGAACCTGAACGAGACTAAGGTCAGGATCTACAATCTGGCCCTTACCAAACTCGGGATCACCGAACGCTTGACGACCGGCAACGAAAACTGCGAGGAAGCCAACGCCTTCAACGCGGTCTGGCAACAGGTCCTGCATGAGGTCCTGGAGCTCGCGGATTGGAAGTGCGCACGCAAGAGAGCGGTAATTAGGCGAGACACGGACTTGGTGGAGGCCGCGGACAAAGGTCCGGTGGAAAAGCCCGTGGTGATCACGGCTACGGCGCACGCCTTCGAGGACGGGGACCTGGTGCAGTTCTCCGACGTCCTGGGCATGACCGAACTCAACGGCAACGTCTACATGGCGAAGAACCCGTCCGCCGACACCTTCGAGTTGTACAACGAAGAAGGCACAGAGGGGGTGGATGGAGAGGACTTCGGCACCTGGACCAGCGGCGGCACGATCTGGCGGATTCCTGGCTGGGGCTACGCCTACGCCTTCAAGCTCCCGGATGCCTGCATCAAGGTCATCCAGACCGGGGTAGACATCGGGGGCTGGGTGGAGGAGCACAACATCTTCCTCACCAACTACGCCGATGAGGAGCTGGAGATCCTCTACATCGCCTACCTCTCGGACCCTCGTTACTTCAGTCCACTTCTGGCGGACACCGTAGCAACGAGACTGGGGGCGGTATGCGCGCCGACCCTGACCAAGAGCAAGGGCAAGCAACAGCAGCTGGATCAGGAGTTCGCGGGCCTGCTGACTCTGGCCAGAGCGCAGGACGCGCGCTACAGGCAGGAGCCGGACGCGGGCTCCAAACCGATCACGAGCATGTAATGGCAGAAGCGCGGAAGATCATCACCGATTTCACGGGCGGAGAAGTCGGCGACCGCCTGATGGCCCGGATCGACCGGGCGATCTATAACCGCACCTGCCGTATCTTGGAGAACTTTCTCGTTCACGCCAGTGGCGGCCTGGACTTTGCCCCCGGCACCGTCTTCATCTGCGAGGCCAAGACCAACACCAACCCGGTGCGGCTCCTGCCCTTCGAAGTCTCCGCAAGCGAGAAGTACGTACTGGAGTTGTCGGAGACCGCGTGCAGGTTCTACAAGAACAAGGCACGGCTTATGGATGGGTCCAATCCCCTGGAGATCGTCACGCCTTGGCTTGGAGCGGACCTGTTCGGGCTGCAGACGGCGCAGCAAGAGAACAAATGCTATGTGGCCCATGGAAAGTATCAAATAAATGTGCTGAGGAACTACGGAGATCTGACTTGGAGTCTGTCTAGTGCAGATGTGGATGTTTGCTTGGCGGTCGCGCACGCAACGAGTCCTTTCATCACGGCGTATTCATACTATGCAGATGTTTTCACCAAAAGGCCCAATCCCGATGTATTACCGGCGGGTTATGGAAACGGCTGCACCTTCTCCACCGACGGCATGTACATGGCGGTGGCACATGATGTCACTCCCTGGGTGAGCATCTACAAGCGCAGTGGCGACACTTTCACGAAGCTCGCCAACCCCGGCACGCTCCCGACGGGCATGGGAAGCGGATGCGCCTTCTCCGCCGACGGCACATATCTGGCGGTCGCGCACTATGTTACCCCCTTCGTCACGATTTACAAACGCAGCGGCGACACTTTCACCAAACTAGCCAACCCCGCGACGCTCCCGACGGGGACTGCAATGGGATGTTATTTTACGCCCGACGGCACATATCTGGCGGTCGCGCACGATACGACCCCTTACATCACCATCTACAAACGCGACGGTGACACTTTCACGAAACTCGACAACCCCAACACGCTCCCGTCGGGGAACGGACACGGTTGTGCGTTCTCCGCCGACGGCACATATTTGGTGGTGGAGAATTCTAGCACCCCTTACATCACGATTTACAAACATAGTGGCGACACCTTCACAAAGATCGCCGACCCCGCGACGCTCCCGACGGGGAGTGCAGCTGCGAGCGCGTTTTCCAACGACGGTGTGTATCTAGTGATGGGGCACGTCAATACCCCTTATATCACGATCTACAAACGTAGCGGTGACACCTTCACCAAACTAGCCAACCCCGCCACATTGCCGCCCGGAACTGGATGGGGATGTAGTTTCTCCACCGACGGCACATACCTGGCGGTAGCGCATAATACCACACCTTTCGTCACGATTTACAAGCGCAGTGGCGACACCTTCACGAAACTCGCCGACCCCGCGACACTGCCGGCGGGGACTGCATACGGTTGTTTCTTTGTCCCGGATGCCTGGGAAGGCGTTTCTTGGGGTTCTCAGTATCCCGCAGCCCTCACCTTCCACGATCAGAGGTTGGTCCTCGGTCGCAGTCAGAAGGTACGAGGATCTAGAGTCGGCTGGCCGCAGAACTTCCTTTTAGACTCCGCGGACACCGCGGCCGCCTATGAGTACAACCTTGCCTCCGATCTGCTGGAGGAGATCGTGTGGATGCGGACGAAGGACCACAGGATCGTGATCGGCACCAGCCACGGAGAGTGGCCGATGAGCGGGGGCGATGCGCCGATCACGGGCGCCAACGTGTACACGGACCGAGTCTCCGCTCACGGCAGCGCGGGCGTTGCGGCGATATTGGCCAATGAGTCCCTCCTGTTCGTGCAGAAGGGCGGGCAGCGGCTGAGGGAATTCATGTACAGCATGGAGCGGGGCGGCTACATTTCGCCGGATTTGACGCTGCTGGCGGACCACATCGGCGAGAAGGGCCTGCTTGAGTTCGCCTGGCAACGCTCCCCGCGATCCTTGCTATGGGTCCGGCTGTGCAATGACGAGTTGGCGACCCTGACCCTGGACCGCAACAACAACATCGTGGCCTGGAGTCGGCAGCCGAGAGACGGCTTGGTGAAGAGCATAGCCGTGGTATCCGGGGACGCCACGAACCCGGAGGACACGATCTACCTATGCGTGCAACGCGTGATTGACGGCGTCACCAAGCAGTACATCGAATACATGAAGCCCATCAACCGGCCAGCGGACGAGGACGACTACTTCTACGTGGACTGCGGCAAGACCTTCGACTACAGCGCCACCATCGACACCATGGAAGGTGCCACGAAAGCTAGTCCGGTCGTGGTCAGCGCTGCTTTCCACCCGTTCGTCAACGACGAGTTCGTGCGCATCACGGGCGTGGTGGGCATGACGCAACTGAACGGCAACACCTACATGGTCAAGAACAAAGTCGCCGGCGTGTACTTGGCTGTCGCGCATGCTACCACGCCTTTCATCACGATCTACAAACGCAGTGGCGACACTTTCACGAAACTCGACAATCCCGCCACGCTTCCGACTGGACAAGGATGGGGCTGTGCCTTCTCCACGGACGGCGTGTATCTGGCGGTGGCGCATGCTACCACTCCTTGGGTAACTATCTACAAGCGCAGCGGGGACACCTTCACGAAGCTCGCCGACCCCGCCACGTTGCCAACGGGCCAAGGAACGGGATGTTGTTTTTCGTCCGACGGTGTTTATCTGGCGGTCGCGCACGACGCGAGCCCCTTCGTCACGATCTACAAACGCAGTGGCGATGTTTTCACCAAACTCGCCAACCCCGCCGAGCTTCCGACTGGACACGCAATCGATTGCGCCTTCTCTGCCGACGGTGTTTATCTGGCGGTCGAGCACGACGCGAGCCCCTTCGTCACGATCTACAAACGCAGTGGCGATGTTTTCACCAAACTCGCCAACCCCGCCGAGCTTCCGATCGGAACCGGATGGGGCTGTACCTTCTCTCCCGACGGTGTGTACCTAGTCGTAACGCACCTTGATACCCCTTTCGTGACGATCTACAAGCGCAGTGGGGATATCTTCACCAAGCTCGCCAACCCCGCCGAACTTCCGACCGGAACCGCACTCGATTGCGCTTTCTCAACCGACGGTGTTTATCTGGCGGTCGCGCACGTCACGACTCCTTTCATCACGATCTATAAACGCAGCGGGGACGTCTTCACGAAACTCGGCGATCCCGCCACACTGCCAACGGGGGAGGCATACGATTGCGCCTTCTCTGCCGACGGTGTTTATCTGGCGGTAGCGCACCTCACAACTCCTTTCATCACGATCTATAAACGCAGCGGGGACACCTTCACGAAGCTCGCCGACCCCGCCACGTTGCCAACTAATACCGGATGGAGTTGCGCTTTCGCCGTCGACACCTTCGAATTGTACCTGACCGATGGCGTCACGCCTCTAAACGGGACCGCCTTCGGCATCTGGACCAGCGGCGGCCTTTGCGAGAAAGTGGTGAAGGATCTTTCGGGCCTGGATCATCTGAAACTAAAGACAGTGGCGGTCTATGCCGACGGCGAAGCGCTGGGCCAGGAAGTGGTATCCAGCGGCGGCACCATCACCATCGACACCTACGCGGCCAAGATCCATGTGGGCCTTCCCCGCACGGGCAAGATATGGACCCAGCGTCTGGGGCATTTCTCACCTGTGCGCATTCCCGAGGCCACGCTGCTGCTGTACAAGAGCCGCGGCGGCAAAATCGGGGCCGACGTAGCCAGCCTTAAGGCCATTCGCTACGCCAGCGACACACTGTTGACGGGCCCGCAGGAGGTGCGGATCGGAGGCACCTTCAGCAGGGAGGGAAGCATCATGATCGTGCAAGACCAACCGCTACCGATGACGGTGCTGGGAATCGTGGCCGAGATAGTGGCGGGAGAGTAGAGAGATGCTTTGGATCTTAGGAATCATCGCCGCTGGCGCCGCTATCATCGGAGGCGGGTTGAAGGCCAAAGCCGAATCCGAGGCGAGCAAAGCCCAGGAGGCCGCGGCCCGGGATGAAGCCGCGCAGACCCGCGTAGAAACACAGTGGAGGGTTGAGGACCTCCAGACCCAGCAGAAGCAGTTCATGGGCACGCAGCAGGCCACGATCGGGCGTTCGGGGGTGAAACTCAGCAGTGGCTCGCCCCTGGCGCTCTTGAGTGAGACCGGCGCGCGCATGACCGAGGACGTCCGCCGCATGCGGCAAGCGGGGGAATGGGGCGCCGAAGCCCTGGAGGCGGAGGCGGAGATGTATAAAAAGACCCGGCCCTACCAGGTCTGGGGTAGCCTCCTGGGCAGCCTGGCCTCCGCCGGCAGCA